GTAGATGGATATACTAATGCTAATTTAGCTGGTGGTGCAAATATTAGAGTATGTTCTTCTAACTATCCAAGTGGAGTAGGATTAACAATTAATCCTTGTACTGACATCACAACTTGTAGTACAAGTGCAGATTGTACAGGTTGTACAATTGGACCAGTTCCAACTGCTACACCAACTCCAACTCCAACAAATACACCTGTACCAACACCAACACCTACATTAACTCCTACTTTAACACCAACTGAAACTCCTGTAGCAACTCCTACTCCTACCCCTACAGATACACCAGTACCAACACCAACACCTACTTTAACACCAACTCTTACTCCTACTGCAACACCAGTACCAACACCTACACCGACCCCAACACCTACATCTACAACAGTAGATATTATTATTAATAACACAAATTCATTAAATATTCCAATTACTGATGTCACTATTAATGGTGTTTCTGTAACTTATGTAACGGGGACTAACTTTACTATAACAGCGGGAAGTAATGGTACTTTTAGCTCAAGCCAAACAGGAACACAAACTGTTGTTATTTACTATGGTTCACATATAGCGGGTCAAAATATAGTATTTATTGATTCTGCTAGTGAAATAACTTGTCAAAATCTAAACGGTACAGGAGGTTCATTCACAATTTCATCTGCTACAATTACTGAAAATACTACAATATATATAACAGCATCTGATGGAGCTTGTTCTTAAAATATTAATATAAAATGTCATATACAGGATTTAAAATATACTCAGACCTAGAACAATACTATCTTGATGATAGTAGTGCTACTGGTATTACTAAAACAAATAGTATTAGTGACCCTGACTATGTAGCTCCTGTTTATGATCCTATAACTTGTGCTTTACCAACACCTACACCTACACCTACTGTTACTCCAACTCCAACACCAACAGCAACACCAACATTAACACCTACACCAACACCAACATTAACACCTACACCCACTATACAACCAACAGCTACACCTACTCCTACACCAACAGGTACAGCTACTCCAACACCAACACCTACATTGACACCTACACCTACTCCAACACCAGTATTATTCGCTTATGGTGGTTGTGGTAGAAGTAACACAAATGAAGGTGAAGCTTGCACTGATGCTTCTTTAAACAATAGAACATTCTATTCAAACTGTAACTTTGGAGCTTTCGGAACTGGTTGTATTGTTTATGTAGACAATTTAGGTACACCATTAATTGGATATAATAAGATCTTTATGAATGGTATTAACTGGGATGTTATAGACTCAACAGGCATGGTTGAAGGATTTTCAACAACTCAATGCTAAAAAATATTTATAAGAAATGGGTATCAATAGAACAGTAAATTTCACAACATTTGTAAACCAAATACGTTTCCGTAACGAACACACTGTTTATGAAAACTACGTGAAGTGTACTGTTAAAGACTATGAATATGGCTTTAGTTATAACCCATCATTATTATCAGGAAGTCAAGGACAACTACAATATTACTCAGGATCTTACTTTATGACAGGTTCTGAAGGTATATTAGTTGATTTTTCTACAGGTTCTGATTTTTCACCTTATGTAACAACAGTAGGATTATATAATGATGCTGGTGATTTATTAGGTGTAGGAAAAATGGCAGCGCCAATTCCTATGTCACCTAATACTGATATTACATATCTTATCAGATATGATATGAACTTCATAAGTGAAGTTCCTCCAACCCCAACTCCAACTCCTACTGCTACACCTGTACCAACACCTACACCAACATTAACACCTACACCAACACCTACTTTAACGCCTACACCTACTATAACACCAACTCCAACTCCTACATTAACACCAACAGCTACACCTACACCTACACCAACAGCTACTATAGCACCTACTCCAACATTAACACCTACACCAACACCTACTTTAACACCTACACCAACTCCAACAGCTCCTCAAGTTAGAATTGATTGGATAACAGGTCCTAAAGGTGCTGGTGCAGGTACATTAGAAATAAATGATGTAAATGGGACTCAACTATTAGATGAAATAACAGCTCCATCTACTAAGAGTGGTACTATATATATTAACCAATCTCAAGCTCCATACTCTGTGACTGGTTCTTGGAGTGCGGGTTCTGGTAATGTAGTTTATTATAGAATTTGTGATATAAGTAATTTAGCTGAGATATTCTATAGTGAAGGTATTAATAATGCTACAGGTAGTGTATTATATAATGTTAACCCAACACCATTACATACTCAAGTTCATTTAACATCTGGTGGTAGTATTCCAACAGAATGTCCTGTTTAAAAATAGTTTATGATTGATGAAAATATACATGATATAAGCCAAAGTTTTGGTTTTATATATAAAATAACTAACCTAGAAACAGGTAAATTTTATATTGGTAAAAAAGCGTTTTGGCATAATAAAAAGAAAAAACTTACTAAAAAAGAACTAGCCGAACAAACAGGCCCAGGACGTAAACCAACTACCAAAATAGAAGTAGTAGACAGTGGATGGCGTGACTATTGGGGTTCCTCTAAAGAATTGCTCACTGACATCAAAGCACTAGGCAAAGATAAATTCAAACGTGAAGTATTAGAGTTATGTAGTAATAAAAAAGAACTAACATACTCTGAAGTATATCATCAAATGGTTAATCATGTATTAACTACTAACAGTTATAATGATAATATACTAGGTAAATTCTATCGAAAAGACTTGGAATAATAGATTTGATTAGTTACCTTAATGCATATGGTAAATGCTGTTTTACTAAGTGCTATTAGCAGTGTATTAGGTAAAGGTAAAGAAACGAGTGGTAATAACTACGCGTTTGAATGTCCATTCTGCCATCACAAAAAACCTAAACTTGAAGTTAACTTAGTACCTAATAGTAAAGGTGAGAACTTATGGCATTGCTGGACATGTAATGCTAAGGGTAAAACATTAGTTGGTTTATTTAAAAAAATAAAAGCATCATCTGAAAAAATATCTGAGATAAAATCAATACTTGGTTTTACTGAGAAAAAAGAAGAAGATGAAAGCACTATTATAAAAGTTGAACTACCTAAAGAATACAAACCACTTATTAACCTATCCAGAACAGATATAATAGCTAAACATGCTTTACAGTATTTAAAAAAGCGTGGTATAACTAAAGACGATATACAAAAATACAATATAGGTTATTGTGAAGAAGGACGCTATAAAAATATGATTATAATACCATCATATGATAAAGATGGAGTTATTAATTATTTTATAGGCCGTTCATTTGATAAAGAACCACAACGTAAGTACGACAGTCCTAAATGTAATAAAAATGCTATTATAGGATTAGAGTACTTTATTAATTGGAACGTACCTGTAATTTTATGTGAAGGTATATTTGATGCTATAGCAATTAAACGAAATGTAGTACCTTTATTTGGTAAAACTATACCTAAAGCATTGATGCTCAAACTGGTAGAACCATGCGTTAAAACCGTGTATATAGCGCTAGATAACGACGCACTCCGTGAGGCCATGGACTACGCTGAAGAACTACTTAACGTGGGTAAAGACGTTTATCTTGTGGAATTAAACGATAAAGATCCTAGTGAAATGGGGTTTGAAAATTTCACTAAACTATTACATAGCGCTCAACCATTAACAGCGTTAGAATTACTATATAAAAAAATAGAATCAATATGATAGACAAAAACACAAACATTATCCGTGATCCTAAAATCAAACGTATTGTAGAATACAGTGAGGATAATAAGCAAATTAATGTATTAGACCAACGCTTTTATAGACGTGACGGTAAATTTTACCCATCAGTATCTAGTGTACTTAATTACTTTCCTAAAAACCAATTTTTCCATTCTTGGCTTAAAGATGTAGGACATAATAGTGATATTATTGCTAGTAAAGCAGCAGCTGAAGGTACACAAGTACATAATGCTGTTGAGCGTTTTATTGTAGGTGAAGAAGTTAGTTGGTTTGATGAGTATGGTAACACATTATACTCACTTGATGTATGGAAAATGATATTAAAGTTCGCTGACTTTTGGACCACTTATAAACCTGAACTAGTAGCTACAGAATATCACTTATTCTCAGACCAATATGAATATGCTGGTACTGCTGACTTAATTGTAAAATTTCAAGATAAATTATGGTTAATGGACGTTAAAACATCAAACTCTATCCATACTTCATATAACTTACAGTTAGCTGCGTACGCTAAAGCATGGAATGAAACACATAATGAGAAAATTGAAGAAGCA